AAACGCTAGACCACTAATATTATAGATAGGAGCACGCCATCCAGCAATGCGCATATGAGCAACCATCTCCTCGTTTGTGGCGAGAACCCCGTCCACGAACTCGTTAACCATTTGTTCGTAGAAGCCCATCCATTTCTCCATACCCCATACATGAACAAAGTCATCAGGATCAATGGACTGAGCAAGACAGCGCACATACACGCGAGGACGCTGATCAGCAGGAACTTGGTTAAGGATGTAAGGTAGACTTTCCATTCCAGGTTGGAACATGTCTTCAAAATAGACCACATCTTCATGGGTAACTTCTCCGTTCTTCATTAGCTGGACCAGATTCATCATCTGACTCATGCTGAAATAACTGCGTCCGTGTGCGTCCAGCACTTGTCCTACTGAAATAGCTTGACTATTGTCAATAGTAGTTCCGGGAACATACACAACATCAAGGCCGCGGCGATCAAACACACGTCGGTTCCACTCTGTGAGTTGTAGGGTATAACGGGCTTCGTAACTTTCCAAGCCCATGTAATATAGTTTTCTCATTGATTTACTTTCTCTAGTAGTGTATTAAACATTATAGCATCAGTTGGAAAAATGTCAAGCCCGTCACAGCGAATCTCATAACCTTTTGTTCGTAGTCGTTGTTGAACAATGGCTTCTGCTATGATATTGACGGGTTTCCAAACCAATGGTTGATTATTGATAGCACAATCAACAATACGGTCTAACAAATTAAACTCATCCACAATGTAGTTTTGTGCTTGTTGCCATTGGGCCACAAATTCTGTAAGATCTTTGGTGTTGGTCAATCCGCAGTGATCGATTATTTTAAGCAACGAATCCTGGGTGCTGTACAGGACATCAATGTTGGTGAGTTTTAACCAGCTATCGTCCACTTGATTTTGGGAATCAATAAACTCTTGAACAAATCCCGGATAAAATATACTCAACCATTCTCTCAGTTCCCACGGTCTCATCTGAGTCCAATGTGTATAGTCTTTGTTCCAGTTTAGAATATTGTGTTGATTTTCGCCAACAATGATGCCTAGCCCTGTATTTGTATAACTGACACAAACTTTATGATATTTAAACAATAAATTTAATTCACAAGCACGTAGATCAGGTTGGAATATTAAAATCTTTGTGTCATCCTTCCAAGATTCGATCAAAGAAAAATGATCAAGTATTGTAGGAAGTTTAAATTCCTTAAACGGATATGTCGGTGTGGTGATAATTTTATTGCTGGGAGTGTCCAGTTGAAGAAAATTATCTAATGTCTCAATATCAGTCACATGTTGTTCCTTGCGAAAGGAATGCATGGACCCATCATCTAAAATTTTAGAATCAATTGGTGTGCTATGATCGGTGTAGTTGCGCAACACTGATTCTATGGTACTACCAAAAGATCCACAATCAAAGAAGATGTGTATCATGTTAGATATTTCTATTCAGTCGACGAGCGTCCTCGGCCCACATGTCGCGAGCATTTTTGCCCTGTGAGTACTTGTTGTACTGTTGCCATGCATAACTTTTGAAGTTATACAGGTCCGCTTCGTTGTAACGATAACCGAAGTTACAGCAGAACTCTAAAAAGCGTTCCAGCTCGTTCAACACAGCCCGTGCCTTGGGGTTATTGTATGCCACATGTTGCTTACCCATGGTAATTCCTTTTAAATTTTAATGCTAAGAGAGGGTCGAGAAAGTTCATATTTGATCAAAGCGCCGTTCTCGCCATCTTCGGCCACTTCAATCCATACTGCACGGTCTGGATACCGAGCAGCAATTTGTGTGTACAAGTCGTCACTGATCATTTCACAGCTCTTGTAGTCTAGCGACAGTACACCTTGGTCGCTATGATACAGTCGTTCAAGCCAGCGTTTGAATTGTATAAACTCCACATCTCGGTCATTGTGGAATACGTCAATCCAAACCCTAAAATGAAAAATATGGCGATGAGGATAGCCCAAAAACGAAACATCATATTCATCTCCTGTTGCTAGTTGCGGGTCTTCTAAGGCTGCTGGGTACTTGTGAATACCTTCTTTGCGGAACGTGACCCAAATTTTACGTTCTGCATTGTCCATAATTCTGATAGCTTGTTCGGCCATGGCCTGTTCACGTTGGTTCATATTTTTTTATCCTCGGAGTATTTAGACCACGGAGTGAATGCACGTCTATTTTGTAGACTGTGCAGGCTGTGACACCACACACCCGGGTTGGTTGCTGAAAAATCTTTGTCATCCAGTTTGATTGTAGCATTATATCCCAGCTGTCGTACATAGGGCAATTTTACCGAAATCATTGGAATAAAATTGTTATGCTCACACAAGGCAGCTTCTAATAGGCCTTCAACACAGGCAACTGGAATATCCAGTGTGCATAGATATCCTTTGTCTAGAAAGAATTGAATCATGTCTTCCCATTCACGCCAGCTGTTGGCATCGTTGATGCCCAAATTGGGAAAACTCATGTTGGCACCAAAATAGATGTGTTCTGCCCCATTCAAGTTCAACGCAATTGCATCAGTGGGTTGAACACCAACTACAAATAATGTAGTCTTACCATAAGCAGGAGTATGTTCTACTTCCACTCCTGTAAAAAACTTAACGTTTTCGTGGCCTTCTCTATTCATTTAGATTGTTCCTGCTCGAGTTTATCTAAGTTATCGGTTGATAACTCTTCTTCATTTGATTGTACACTATCTTCGATATCGGTGTCAACAGTTTCGAACAGACTATTAAATTGGCTTTTTGCATTTTTGGCCTTTTTGCCTTTGTTTCCGCGTGTGCCTACAATGTCCATCCAATACCGATCGTATTTTTCAATGATAGCTTCTGCTTCTGCACGGTCAGGTGTGGCAAAGATTGCTTCTATGATGTCCTCGAACTTGGTATGGTCACCGCAAGCGTCCCACATCATTCGAGGCCTATTACCAGCATCGAACTCACGATTGGCACGTTGTACTGATTCTAAGTGTAGCCAAACATTATGGCCCATCAGTAATGCATATGAGAAACTGTCCCAGCTGGTCTTGCCTTCTTTGCCAATCTTATTTAGATCGCCAGGCTTGTAGTAGCAAATATCTTTCATTTGCAAATGCCGACTGATAGGACTGTCTTCAAATGTATCGATCAAACCATCTGCCACAACACCTTGGCTAAACGGGCGTGTGTCAGCGGCATACTTTTTGTCGTCCACAATGGGGTTCATTCTGTAACTCCATTTGCCATCGTGTGGCAACACAATTTCGTGGTACACTTGTCCGTTTGCTGTGGCGAGGAATGGGCTGGCACAATCAAAGGAAATAGTAAAGTCTGGATTAACATACTTTCTAACAGCCCTTTGAATCACGGTGAGTAACACAGCCCATTCCAACTTGCTTGTGCCCAAGAAGTGCATCCAATCATGTACACCTTGTTGCAACAAGTTATCATGACGCAGTGCCACCAAACGGCGCAACACCAAATGCACATCGCACATGTTCTGACCACCCATTGACCACCCATTAAAGTGTGTGTTGGGATATTTTACAGGATCACAATACTCCTTCATCATGTCGTACCAGCGATCTGCGTCTCCGTGTGTAGCACCTTGTAACACGTTTAAAAATTTAGCGCCGCCATTCTTGACACCCTTGCGATGTTTCATAAAGTACTCATTGTTGTACTTGGTGGCGTCAACCGCTTCCTGCAATGTAGTAATTTGGCAGGCCGCTCCTGCTTTCTTATCCTCAACTACCCAGGTTGGGATATCCAAGATCATGCCGTAGTCAGAAATAGTGTCTAACCATTTTAGTACAGACGAACGTTTCTTTTCGGCTTTGGGACAACCTGAGTTGGCTTTCCAGTCGCCTTCCCACAGGCCCTTGGCAATCTGAAATCCACCAGAGTCACCCAAGATTAGTGTGCCGGGTTCACGATTGCGAACCATGTCCTCTGACCAGTCTTGTTTGGTCAAATCCAAGTTGGCATGACCTCCGGAGTACAGGCTCCAACGATATGGAAACAGGCCCTTTTGACTGTTGAGCCAATTCATCTGTTCCATGTCCGGCATGCCCTGCGGCATACGTGCAGGCTCTACATATGGACCATTGACCGGATCACGTTGCTTGCCTATAAATGTGGCATAGAATCCTGAAATTGCAGGCAAGAATACTGCATAGTCATTCTGCTTGGCAGTCAAGTTATCTTGAACAACAGGTTCGGTCATTATTTGCTTTGTGCTGGGAGAATGTAGTTGTAAACAGCCAATCCAGAATCCACTGTGATCATGGCCGCACCTTCGTCACTGATCTTGACAACCTTGTCGCCTGCTAGATCCAAGATGGAAATAAATGTTTTGATGGGCCATGACCATGCTCGTTTGAGTTGACCACTGGTGCCCTGGTGAAACACAAAGTTGCCTGCATGTGTTGAGTGATCGCCAAAGAAAAACATCAAGTTGCCGTTTTCTGTTTTTGCTTGGAAGTTTACTTCTTCTGCATTGGCCTGTGCCATCATTTTCAATCGCATGATGCTGGCATTGCTGGGTTCAAATTCAATGTGCCAGTTGACACCTTTGAATTTTACAGTCTTGAGTTTGTCATTGACAACTTCACTGGCCATAAAACGATAGCTGTTTTTAAAGTCTCCGGCTGCGTTTTCAAAGTTGATACCTTCAGGTTCGCCAGTGGCACGTCGTGTGATGGCGAGCTTGGCGTTTTCGCGATATTCTTGAATGTTCAGCAAGATTTTTAGTTTGCTCAAATTTGGCATGCCAAAATTGCCAATAAAATCTGCAACTGGATTGGCAAACTTGCCTTCAACCACTACCGATCTATCTTCAGCTAGTCCTGCAATGACTGTGTCTTTGTCATCGCCTGTGATTTTTACCAAGTCAATCACGCCCAGATCAAGCGTGTGTCCTACCAAGTCTAATAAATGATCTCTCATGTTTAATTCTCCTATGTTGTGTATTGTATACGGGTTATTTAGATTTTGCAAGCTATTTCTAAGTTATTTCTGCATTATTTTTGCCAAAGTTTGCCCGCCTCGATTGCTATCTAACTTGCCTGGCTTGCGTAACTCTAACCAGGTGAGGTTACCGGTATCGGTCCAACTAAAGATCTGCCGATATCCAATTTGTTTTGCAATTGCTAACACTCGTTGCCCTGGGGTATAAAAACAAAATGTTTTTTCAACCAATGCCACACAGTGTGCTCGGTCACAGTCGTTGAATGTCATTGCCAGGGTGCCACCGGGTCGTAACTTATTAAAAATGCTTTTCAAATACTGTTCCAGCACTTCAATTGGTGTAAATTCAAAAAAGTTAAATGCCAAGCATAGCCCAAATTGATTTTTTGGCAGTGTTTTTAACACCGGAGTCGACAGCGGATGTTGCTCATACAGTCTCAGTCTGCGCTGGTATTCTTCTGTAAAATCAACCGCAGACGGTTTTAGTAATTCTTTGTCGTAGTCAACAAGATACAATGGGTCGAGTCCTACCATATCCTTGACAAAAAATTCACGCCCAGGGCGAATGATCAAGCCAGCGTATTTCCAGTCAACATAACTTTTGAGACGATTGGCGATCATTTGCTGCACTTCGTCAGTCATGGGCATGCGACGATCAAGAATATGTTGATTCACTGCAAGATTGGTGGCGTCGTCGAGTTTGTTGTATCGAGCCATTTCTTCATTGTATAATCTAGTGCTTTCAGCATAGTATGATTTTTCGGCTATTTCAATCATGCAGTCTAGTTCTCTTATCAACTCGGTCACAGTGGAGTTAAAATAATCAAATGCATCAACAATTCTTTCTCGATCCTCCAGCAGAGTCTGTGTGAATGCACGTGGTTGTATCACACTATTTTTCACAGCATATGTTACGCTGGCCAATTTGTGTTGAGCAGTGTACTGTATTTCTTCTACATCAAAGCTCAACAAATGGCTGCGGTAAGCAATTAGATCACTCAGTTTCATAGATCACCATTCGAATAAATTCTGAAAAGTATTTTCAGTATTGGTAGCACTGGACAAATCCCAATCCATTACACCCAGCAAGTTGTCAATCTTTTGATCAACCACAGTGGCTTCCATCTCTGCGTCAGCAAACGGCAATTCTTTAAACCAAGCTGGTAACCGCTGTTCGTCTGTGGGATATCCGATACTGGACCAGCCCAGAGCATTTGATTTCAGCTTGCACACAATGGTTTTCATGCCATCAACAATTTGCATACTGTAGTTGTCACTGTTCATTCGTCTCAAGTTGTTCCAGTTTATGGCAGCACGTACATGTCCTGGCATATTGGCCTTGCCCAATCTTGTTTCTTCTGCGGCATACTTGGTCAAGTTGTTGACACGTTTGGGGCTGCCTTTTTCCCAGCCTGGCCGCTCGGAAAATTCATATTTGAATTCTCTAATACGTTCTACAATCTCGTCCCGGCCCGCACCGCCCAGTAACTTATTTAGAATTTCTAACAAAAAGTCTTGAATAACCTTGGGAGTATCTGAACGTTTCAGGTCAAGTCCAGTGGCTTTGGTTTTGCCAATCGCACCATTCACATCCAGTCGTTTGCCTTCAAGGTCAATGATGTTTACAGCATAACGCTTTTTGGTAATAAACAAACTGCGGTCTGCAACCATTTCTCGACCGCATTTGATCAACTCACCCATTTCTCTTGGACAATGGAATGCCTGTTCCATAAAGCCCGGGAATGATTCATTGACCTGGTCGGCTATTGAGTCATACAATGCAATGCAGGTTTCTTTTGACCATTCCATGCGTCCCTCTTGCACTTCTTGTTTCAGCACAGGCCACGCACTGAAGTAACAGGAATCTGTATCGCCGTAAATCACTGATTCGCCCACGTGATCGTATTTGCCAGTGATACACTCGTTGATAAATGAATCCATGTGCCGAGCAATGCTACGACCTGTGAGTGTGGTTGATTGGCCAATGCGCTTGTCAAAGAATCTACAGCCTGGATTGAGAATGGCACCATACAGGCTGTTCAAGTTAATTTTCTTGACCAGTTGTCGCTTGTCCCAGAACGCAATTTCTTTGGCGTCCTTGGCGTCTTTTTTCTTGGTCTGCAGGTCTTTGCGCTCTGAATACCAACGCTCTAACAACCCAGGAATAATGCCCTTCTTCTCATATGTGAGAATGGTGCCATTGGCAGTGAGAATCCAGGGATGATTGCTGTCAAACATGATGCTCCAGATTTCAGCAGCCGAATGCACACTTTCTTCGCCGTTCTCCCAGTCAATGGTAATCTCTGTGCCACGCTGTTGTTCCATCACGGCTGTGTATTCCAGACTGGCAAATATGCCTTCCCATGCGGCTGCAAAACTCTGTCCCTTGGACATGTTCTCTTTGATCAATCGATCAGTCATAGTCTGACGCAGTTGTCCTACAATTGTTTCTGGACCCATGTTCATGGCCCGAATAGCTGATGGATACAAACTGTTGATGTCCACGCTGCCCACCCATTCATGCACACCTTTTTTTGGATATGCAACATATGCACCTGCGGCCTGTGTGTCTTCGTCAGTGAGTCGTTGCTGGCGATTTGGAACCACCATACCACGTTCGTGGGCTTCGTTGATGATGGCCTGTTCTGTCACTGCCACAGCACCCATGGTTGTCTGCAACAACACAGTGTTGGCATGTGCCAGTTCACTGGCCAGTTCAAGAAAACGCAGTTTCTTGTCCAGCCTGTTCAACAATGCAGTGTCTTGGCGGTTGTATTCAATAAATGTTTTGAAGTGTTGATTGTACAACTGATCCAGGGTGCCCTCGAACTGTGTTTTTCTTTCTCCCAATTCGTGCTCGGCAATTGCATCTAGGCTGTAGCTGTGTCGTTCTTCGTAAGTGTACTTGCGATACAACTGCATGTAGTCCATGTGTACACGGCCTACCAAGTCGTAGGTTTCATTCTCTGCGCCAAACCGCTCAAACACACGTTTCTTGGGCAGTTGTCCCCAGAGACAGAATTTTCTAGTATCGTCCTTGCTCAACACACGAGTGCAACGATTCACAGTGTATGGAATATCATAGCCTTCTGAATTCCAACCTGATAACACATCTGCATCATCGATGAGATCAAGAAACATCTTGATCATGTCGGGTTCGTTGTCAAACAAAATTGTATTTTCAAAGTCTCGGACCAGATCCTGTGCAGTCTCCCAACTCAGGTGTGGCGGCGGAACTGCCAAGGTCACCAGTTGATCCAACCAATCCAAGTACACAGAGATAGCAGTGATTGGATTGAACGGATCTGTCACCGGTGAAAATCCACGCTGCTTGTCAAAAGCAACTTCAATGTCAAAGAACGCTGTGTTCAGTTGAGGAGCATCTTGGTCTTTGTAGTTTTCTTCCAAGCACCTGAAGATGGGGTTGATGTCGCTTTCATACACCTGCTTGCTGGAGTGCATGCGAACTTCTTTACGAAATTCTTTGTTGTTGCGTGTGCTGAAGCGGCTTACAGGCGTACCATAGATGCTTTGAAATTTACCACGTGGGTCATCGTAATAAAAAACATAGTTGGCTGGGTACTCTTGATATTTGCGAACACCGTCTCGGCGTTCCACAATATGGATCCTATCGCGTTCGCGATCGTACAAGGCGTCGATATATGACATGTTTAAATTAAACTCCGTTTATGGCCGGTTAGCCGTGATTCATGCCCCTTATGGGAGCGACTCTGTGCAATTATTTAGCAGGGTGCAGGTCCCCGCTGATCCAAACAAGAGGGCGGGTTGCTACAATATCCAATTCGGTCTGAGCAAGTGATAATTCAGAATGCTCAGTGTTAAATACGTCATGCTGGTCAAAAGCTGTTCCATATGTGCCCCAATCTGTTATGCGTACATATTCTACACGATCGGCTTGATAGCTACAGCTGAGATCATAAAATTCATTGATCTCACGCCAGTTAGATTGTTGCACCACCATGCGTGTGTGAAAACGCATGCCTGTGGTTTTTTTCTTTTCTTTAAAAAACTCCAGGCTGGCCAACAAGTCTTCCCACTGACCGCCACGGCGTAATTGGTGATAGGTGTCAGGTTTGGCTGCATCAAACGTCACAGTGAGTTGTTTGACACAGTCAGCCGCTGCACCCATGCGTGACCAATTGCGAGGTGCCAGCAATCCATTGGTTTGCAATTTTAGATTCAATCCCGGAAACATTGCAGTGTCAATTGAACTCAAAAACTGCAACAAAAATGCACTGGCAAATACCTCTCCTGATGTGCTCATAGTAAGATTGATATTTTTTGTTGTGGGGACACCAAATAAATTTTGACTCAGGATACGACCAAGGTCTTGTTGTCGTTGCTTTTGTTGATCTTCAAGTCGAATTACTTTTGTTCGGCAACTGGGGCAGCTGAGATTACAGGTCAAGTCGCCTGCCAACACAATCTCACTGGGCATGATATACTGGCCACTGTCAGCAATCAGCGGCAGTACTTCGTGCGGTAACGTGTCTTGTTGATTTAATTGTTGATTGTTGATTATACCACAAGAGCGTTCGTTACAATAGATGTAGCTGCCGTCGCTGATACTGTTGCGGATCTTTCGAGCTAGGTCATTGCTCAACAACTGTTCCAAAGGCTGTTCAAATATATTGCCGATAGTACTGGGTTGCCAGGCCACACACCCGCACAATGAAACATTGCCGTAGATGTCAATGGCTATGCTGACATAGGGCGACAAGCAATACTGCCCGGTGAACTGTTTTGCCGCAAACTCAATCAGCATTACAAAGTCTTGCCCACGGTTTCAAGAATTGTTTCAAGAATTTCGTGATCCTGCTTTTCCTTGCTAAATTCGGCCTTGTGTGCCAGACGAATGGCTTTTTTGAGAATACCGGGTTTGATTTCCAATTCCTCAGCAATGGCTTTGATAGTATCAGTTAATCCGCCTTGCAACGTGTCAATTTCGTGCATGACCTGCATGCCTTCATTGATAATCTGTGTGAGCTTGATCTTTTGATCACCATTAAATGTTTTTTCGTTCATGTAAATCTCCAGTTAAAGTGTTATTATACAGATTTACAACTTCAAAAGCAAGTGTTTTTTTACTTTTGAGCAAATCACTTAAAGTGAATCGGTCAATCAGCGACGGAAATAGCCCCAGATCAAGAACCAAGCAATGATCGGTGACAGGTACATCATCTGATATTCGTGGCCAGTTTGAGCAAATAACTCATCACGACTGCAGGCTCTGCGGGTCCAATTGTCAAACCATTGGCCTTCAGCTTCTCCAATCACATGCCATCCACCTGTAGATTTTACTCGGTGCAGGCGATAGCGATGCAGAATCAGCACGTTCCAGATAAATGTCCAGATATTTTCATTGCACAGATACCACAGCACTGTGACGCTGTAGTCATCACAGTCGCCACGCAGTTGACCATCCTTGTCCTGCATCACAAACCAGTAGTCAGTGAAGAAGCTACGAGGATCACTTTGATAGTGAAACTTTTGATTTACAGCAGTGATAGCTTGATTGAGATTCATATGATTGAGCTCCTAATAAGTGCTCACTTCCAGGATTCTGGGTAGCGAATCCAGCCGTCCCGGGGCAGCAGCCGCCCCACACTTGTGTCAGTAACGAGTACTGGTCCTAAGGTAGTGTGTTCTTGATGTTCTTTTGTACAGTACAACATAAATTATTTGCCAGCCACTGCCAAGGCAGCACCTTTGTTGAAACTGGGGCTCCATGGACTATTACCTTGCCGCAGGCCTTTGCGCTTTGACCATTCATAGCCGGCACGATGTCCTGAACAATCCTTGGTACATGGTGATCCCAAGAAACTCAGTTCGTCCAGTTTGTCTTTTAAGAATGTGTCAGCAAACTGTTTGCACAACTGTCGAATACGTTGGTTTGTGGTGATCTTCAAATGAAATTGCTTGCGTGTTTCATCCTGCGACGGATCAGCGTAACCGGCATAGACCTTGTGTACACCGGAACTGTTGATTAGATCTGTACAGCTGGTACCATGACGTTCGGCCATGTCTTCAGTGCAAGGGCTCAGTGTAGTGATGATGATGCTGCCTTGTGGTATGTCACCGTACTGTGCTTGATATGCATCTATGGCTGCACGTTCGGCATGTACACGCAGACCCGCATCGTCGGGATAGTTCACAGCGGCCACACAGCGATTGTCAGGGTCCAGCACAGCAGCAGCCACCATGCCAAAGTATTCGCTGTCCTGTTGTTTGGCCTGCATCAGCAGATCACACAGATCCACTAGAATACGATCTAGTTTATCAAAGTTTTGAATTCTAAAGTCACTGAGCAGCATTACACTGGTGAGTAAGGGTTGCGGAAACGATCGTATCCGTCATCTTCGGGGTACACCGGATAATCGTTGGGATTTGGTGCAGGTTCTTCTAACGGTTCGGTTGGGTTCATTTTCGAGGTTGCACCGCGGTTGGAACGTTTCGATACACACGTTTAGTAGGATCATACACAGTCTTCAATGGACCTGCACCGGCCAGTTGTTTGAGGCGTGCTATGGCCGCGTCAAACTTGTCGGCATCCATGTTGCCAATTTTGTCACCTTCAGCTAG